CATAGTCCATAATCCCCAGCATAATCTGTTTGCTGTACGCCAATATGGGACAGAAAAATATCATAGCGATTTTTGACCGCTGCACTGAAATTACTTTCCAAGGCAGATTTGAACGTATAAATTGCTGTATAATAGCCGACATTTTCCAACGCACTACAAAAGGCAGTGCACAACGCATCTGCTTGTGGAAGGCAGCGAGTCTCTTCGATGTCGAATGCAACTGGATATTCAAACTGTTTTCCTCGAATTGTTTGCAGGCAAACCTTTGCTTCCTGTTCTGCTTCGGCAGCAGTGGTAGCATAACTATACCAGTAAACACCGACCGGAATACCCAACCGCTTGCAAGCAGCATAGTTTCGTTCAAACTGTGTGTCTACCTGAGAGGTTTCTCTTCCGTAGCCTGCCCGAAGAATCGCAAAATCCACCAATCCGGATGCTTTTACTTTTTCCCAGTCAATCACGCCCTGTGCATAGGATACGTCAATCCCTTTTAAGAGATTTTTTGTTTCAGGCTCTGACTTTTCCATACCAAAGTACTTATAAAAATCATCTGTAATCGTGCCATTGCCCTTTGTTTCATCGCCATACCATCTGCCGGATGTTCGCACATCCAAATGTGTATACTGATAGCTGCTTGTGATGTTAGCGATACCTCCAAACCCCAAATCCTGAGCCTTGCAGCACACCGTTTTGCTGCTGATTGGCTGCCCATCCTGCCCGTAACAGCAGACATCTGCAGCAGTGCCTTTGGTATGCTGACCGCTGCTCGTACCGCCAACAGCCTTATCGTGTTCTGGGCAACGGTAACCGCTTGTTACAATGATTTTACTGCAATTCAGGGCAGTATAGAGGGCTTCCAGCTTGTCGATCAATTCGGATGCAATCAGAGTTTCATGAGATTTTCCGCAGCTGCACCGAAATTCTCGTGCATTGAAATGCGGGGAAAGCTGGGTACTATCATTATAATCATAATGATTGATTGACATAATATCATCCTTTCGCAAAAAATATTTTTAGAAAAATTTGAAAAAGCACTTGACAACCACCTTTTAATGTGGTATAATAATATACAGAAAGGGGGTTAGAAAGCATTGGCAAAACAAAAAAAGAAGCCTACCAAACGGCATAAATCAAAAACTAAGATTGATGTCAGCAATCTTTTGATTAGTGCGTTGGTAGACTTCACAGTCGGATTTCTGTTAATACTGATTGATAAAATCATAGGATAACAGAAAGGGTAGCATAGAGCGGAAAATTTCCGCTCTCCCTGCTACTCACCATTGTATCATAAAAGAAAGCCAATGTCAACACAATGGGAACACTTACAAAATTCGGTTGCTTACTCATTTTATTTGGAATTGTAAAGTTGACGCTTTACTTTTACCAGAAAGGAAAGAAATGAACCTGAAACAAATTCGAGCACAAAAAGGGTTAACGGTTCAGCAGTTGGCAGATTTGGCGGAATTGCCAAAACGAACAGTTGAAAACATCCTCAGAAATGGGGATTGCCTCGTGTCTAATGCTATCAAACTCGCTGATGCCCTTGGTGTCACGCTGGATGAACTTTGCAGAGATAACCCAGAACAGAACGAAACCGAATAACCCGATGCCGTCCGGCAGCTTTTACGCTGCTGGGCGGTTTTCTTATTCAACTACAATTGTTCTGATTTCATCGAGATTGTAAAAACCAATCCAAGCTTCATTTTTCATCACAATAAAAAACTTTCCATCATAGGTGTAATCATCCCATTCATCTTTCTTCCACTCAGCAAATTTTCCATTTTTCATCGTAACTGTGATTGTTTCATATTTATCTGTACGAGGGGGAATGCATTTTGGCATTGGTGGATGCGTTTTAGGCTTAGGAATCGCTTCCTTCAACCCTTTCCCTGACAAAATATCATCATATTTTATTAGTTTCCTTCTATTCATCGTTCAACCTCCGGCAGCCCTGCCACGGATGTCAAAACAGACAACACCCCAGCCAGCAGAGCCGCACTGCCCACGGCGATCCAGTTCACATCTTGCATCACAGCAGCTACGCCGATGGTTGCCACGGCGGTCTGTGCCATGGTTTTGACTGCTCTGACTGCCGCAGCCTTTGCCCAAAGTTTCCAGTTTCTCATGTTATGCTCCTTTCTCGGTTGGTAGTGCCATGAACTCTTCGTGCAAGTGCGTCATCACACCATTGCCGCCCAGTTCGTGGTACTGCCGGTACATGTTTTCATAGTTTTCCTTCGCATAGATGGGTGCGAATCCAGCATCAATATACTTGTTATAGCAGTGTAACATTCGGTCACGGAGCAGGGCTTGCACGCCATATTCCAGTGCTTTTTGTCGAGCATCCTGCTTTTGCATGCGGTTTAAAATCGACCTTGTACCGATGCCCAGAATGCCCGTTGCAGACAGCACAGAAACTGCAATGGTGATAATTCCTTGAATCACACAGCTTCCTCCGTTTCTTTCACATCTTTCGTTTCTTTCGCTTCGTTCACGTCATAATCGCCGGAAAGCAGTACCAACATTTCCGGCGTTAGGTCACCGGATGCAAAAATCTGATACTGTCCATTTTCAAGCTGTACTGCCTGAATTTTTGCGTTGCCCCAGCCCGTTCTTTGAATGGCTTTTCCTGCTTTCAGCTGTTCCATTGCTTCAATAATGTTCATTGTGTTCCCCCTTATAAGATTGTAATCGACTGAATCAGCGGATGACTGTTGTTGCTCCGACCAACCCACACTAAGTAGTATGTGCCAGCCGTTACGCCCTCGCAGGGTGTCAGCGTTGTGATATAGTCCGCACTATAGAGCCACTGCAAGGGCAAATCTGTATAACTGCCCTCTGTCTGTGCCTTTGCGAGAATGTCCGCAGCTGTGCCGGTGTCGGACTGTACCAAACGTAAAATGCCGACTTCCGTACTTCCAGAAAGAAAGCGGATTGCAATTTGCGTGGATGCTGTCACGCTGATCGGCAGCGTGCAACAGGTGTATACCTGCAAATCCCATCCAAAAACGGTTGTTCCATAGTTCAGAGCGTAGTTGTTCTTCGCACTGCAAAAATCTGCATGCAGTGCGGTAAAGTCCGCCACGCTATAAATCGTATCATTGTAAAGCAAAGATACCTTGTCCCGATGGGTTGCATCATATAACACGGTTGTGGTCGGGGATTCGCCGCCTGAAATCTCCAGAACCTTTGGTACAAGGGTATTAAATTTTTCTGCGGTGGTTGCCGTCACGCCCTTTGTGGTCAGATTCGCTGCAAGCTGCTGCCGCAGTTGGTTTAGTTTTGTCAGCTGCTCTGTAATTGTCACCGCCATGTTACACCTCCACCATCACTGCAAGGGCTGTAGATAGA